CAACTTTATATTATCTGGAACTCTAAAATTACCATCGCTGCCCGCAATGAAAGCTTTGGAGGCGGGTTCTGAAACAAAGATATTCTTTGATCCCGCCCCCCAATTTACAGCATTTCCAGAATTAGTTGACGCTATGATAGTTGTTCGCGCTAGTGTCGGCCCCGTTGTTGAGTAGGTTCCAACACCAATCTCGAAATCGCTATCATCCGTACAGACGTAATAGGTTGTGTTTCCATTCCCTATAGCCGCAAAGGTTTGGAAACCATTGACCGCCCCCGCAAGCGCATAATCACTTGTGCTGGTTGTAGTTGTGGTTTCCTTGACGCGATCCGCAAATACTAAAGCCATAGCAGCCCCCTAATTGAAATTACTTATGCAGGGTCTGGGATACCTATGTCAAAAGTCGCAAGGGTAAATGTGTTACCAGATGTTACCGCCTGAGAAGCCGTGAGAGCGCCCGTGGCAAGCAAACGACTATTGTTGGTATCTACAAGCGCATAATGCGTTGCCGTGCCTGTAGCGGTTACTGAGCCATCTGTAATGGAAGCTACCGCAACCTTGCGCCCGCCGCCGCTTCGATCCGCTGGCGCACCTATTGAAAGGCTCGTAGAATTTCCCATAGCGTAGGTGGAGTTTGCTTCTGTATAAGTTGAAGCTTCCTGTGATGTTACCAGAACCTTATTGGCTTCAGTGTCTAAAATCGTAAGGCCATTATCAAAGACCCTGTTGTCTAAAGTTGCCATATCATAAGTCTCCTTTTTGGCGATACTGGGAACGTATCATAGTTTAGGTTTTACATCAATCAGGCAGTTAATATCCGATCATTATGTAAAACATATTAAAGCTACCGCCGTAGCCGTTATCTCTATTGCAAACAAAATTTGTCCTAGTCACGGATTTAACAAGACTTTCAGCCCCCACAACTCCGACTAACCCGTTAGTGGTAAATGGCGTTGTAAGTGTAACCGTTTGATCCCCGTCCGTATTACTAAAAAGCGTTCCCCATCTTAGCTCCATTCCAGATGGGTGATTAAAATACCCGTCTGTAGCAGAAGCATTAAACATATTGTTCAAGTCTGTTTGCGTATTCAAAACAACAGGATCAAGGCCACTTGTTTGGATTGTTCCAAAGATAACCCCACTACCACCAGACCCACCATGCCCCCTCGTACTATCACCGCCCGAACCGCCCGCGCCTACAACGATCTGGCTTAACGTAACTTCCGTTGCATCGCTAATGTCAAAGGTGTTGTTAATGGTTTGAGCCGCGCCGCCACCTGCGCCCCCATGCTTGGAACTTGTATTCCAGTTATAGTCACGACCACCACCGCCGCCGCCGCCAGAACCAAGAGAACCAGACCCACCTGTTTGACCCGCGCCACCACCACCGCCGCCCGCCGCTCTTGAGCTTGACTGACCCGCATCCCCATCTGTTTTCGCTGCCCCTCGACCTACCGCCGCCGTTCCACCTGATGCAGTAAAGTTATACGTTCCAGCATTGCTTCCAGAGGTTATGATGAGCCTGTAGGTAGTGTCGCCCCCCGCTTGTGCGCGAGTTCCATCTTGACTTTCAGCGCCCTCGCCGCCGCCACCACCGCCAATACCGTTTAGAGTAACTTGAATAGCATTAGGATTGACGCTTGAGCTTTTTATTGTAGTTACACTGCTTGTCGTAGCTGTAATATCGGAGATTTCGACCGTGCCGCTTGCTTGCTTTGTAATCGTCGGCTGAATGAGCTTTGTAAGTAATGGGGTGAACTCGATCCCGTGTTCAGTTGTTAGGCCAGAATTACTTAACGCCGTAAACGCAAAATCAAAGTTTGATGCCCCAGAACCCGCAGGGTTGCCAAAGAAAATACCATTGTTAGCATCTGAATAGTTTTGCTTTCCTATGCGCCAAGCCGCACCATCTAAAAGGTCTACATCTTCATTTACAATAAGCTGTCCCGCCGTAATCTCTTGAGCTTGCAGAGACTGAGTTAAAACTTCCTTGCTTAGAACAGTAGGCGAGAAGAAAACAGGACTGTCAAATTCAGCCGCATTATCCGTCCAATCCTGTGATGCATAATCCCATTTTCTTGAAGATGCTTGAATAAATCGAATTTCAACAGACTTACTTGCGGGAACAGATGTAAGTCCAAACCTATCAAGAAATTGAGGCTGCAATATTACTGAAGCGCTATTGCCTACACTATCAGGGCTTGCAGATAAAAAATCACCTCTTACTAATTGTGTGCCGTCATAAATAACAACCGTTTGCGCGTCTGGCGTATGACCACCCGTAATGGTAAAAGTTGTTTGCCCCGCCGTTGTTGTAAATGTTTGCGACTTTGCAAAAACAAAACGACCCCAAACCACGGCATCTTCGGGAATGTCGGACATTTGAGCGAGCAATGGATTGATCTCTAAGAATGCCTCATCAAGCTTTGCCTGTGTTGTCGAATTGTTTGGCCTTGGATCGACCCCTTGCTCAACGCCGCTTATCTCGTTGTTCATTGGGATGTCAGCGCCGTTCAAAGAAACGATAAGCCCGCTTTGCCCTTGTGCGCCCTTTTTACCTACGCCAATCCTATACCATTGAGAAAGCACATCAATATTGCCCTCGGCAGATTGCAAAGTGCCTTCCATAAAGTAATAGCCGCCAGAAGTAGAAAAACCTCCCGCTGCTCCAGATGGAGTATACCAACCCCAATTTTGATCATTTTCATAAATTAAAATTCCGCTGCCGCCTGTGCTTACAGCTTGCGTTAGATCAGTGTCTAAATTTATTAAGCTTGAGAGGTCACTAGCGAGGGCGCGCCCATCTTCGTCTAATCTGATATAAATAGTTGAGGGGAATGGGCCATCGCTTGCTTGGGTATCTGGATCTGACGCAGAAACACCAAAATATATTCTGCCATTTTGATTTGGAGTGGTATCGCTTGTAGAGTTATAATAAGCATTTGATGTCATTACGGGGACACCTGTTAAGCCTTGCACATCAGCGGCAACCGTCCCGTTTCCCGCTGGGGATTGCTTGGCGGTAATTTCTTGAGGTGTAGTGGTAGGAGGATTTCCAGAAAAATCTTTCGCAAGAAGCTTATAATAATGTGTTGTGTTCTGCGTAAGCCCGCCATGAACGAGGCTTGTACCCGCCGAGGTTCCAATTAAAGAATATGTGCCGCTGCTTGAAGTGCTGTGGTAAACTTCCATAGACGCAAAATCAGATGGAAAGTTATATCCCTGCCATGAAACCTCTAATTGCTTTACCCCCGCCGTAACCGCTGGGGCGCTTGGAACATCAGGAGCGGTTGTATCAGTAACAGCCGTTGCATTGATTGTCTGCGGTGGTCCCGCGTTCTCGTTGACCGTGATAGCCCTAACGCGGAAATTGTATGTTGTACCCGCCGTGAGGGGTTCAATCTCTATGGCGTTATTTGGAGCAATCGTAGAGGAATAATTTGAAAGGCTGCTTGGCTTCCATTCCACTTCGTAGTGCCTTAGCTGCGCGTTTGAAACCGCGTTCCACGAAAGAATAACCCGCGACATTGTGGTTCCATCCGTTTGTAAGGATGATGCTGTTGTCGCCGCAAGCCCTGATATTGTTAGCCCCGCCGTAGTGTCTCCAAGCGTTGTATTGTTGGCTGTAATTGCTCTGTATTCATCCGTAGTCACTGACCACTGATAAGCCGTTGATGACGTTTCCTGTAGCGTCATATCAATCTGAGGGGCGGAGCCGTCCATCCCTGACATTTTCCAAGAGTTGACGCGGAAAAGCTTTCTAGAGAACCCGTATCGATCAAGCGTTATCTCTACAGTGTCGCCTACTTGTACGCCAAAAGCTTTTTCGATCTTGAACGTAGCTTGAACCGTTATCTGCTCTCTACCCACGAACAAAACTTGCTTCGCCAACCGTTGAGCGGCGGCGCTACTTGTCGTTAGGGGTAGCTCAAGGTCTAACGTGCTGACCTCGTTATTATCTTCGGACAAGTCTGGAATCTGCTGCTGCGGATAATCCGTAGGAATGAAACGACCGCCGCCGTCTACAAAGGTTCCCTTGACCGTGTTTACCGTGTCGCGCCTAGAGAAGCGTGTAGCGACCGAAATGTCCCCGAGTATGTCGGCATATGAAAAGGCGTTACCATCACTCACCGAGGCGTCTGCGTCGTAGAAAGCCCCAGCGATAAGCTTCCATTCCCCTTGGGAGTAGAAGAGCGTTCCGTTTAGAGTTGTTAAAAGCTGATTTATGTTTTGTAGCGGAGTTGCCCCCGTGGTCAATGTCCCGCCAACCTTGAGCGCGTTATTCTCGGCGGAACCTACGCCAGTCGTAACACACTTAGAAATAGCGGTTGCGATAGCGGTGTCGCTAATATCGCCTTGCTTAACCCCCACCCCTAAATCAGAAGTAAGGTAATCTCTTATCGCCAATGCGGGTTCATCCGAATACTGCCATGTAGTCGGGTCACTGGTTCGATGTGTGCTTACCCCTAGAGAGCTATTATATGCGCTGCTCGTGCTATCCTTGCGCGGGTCATATACCTTCTTGCCTTGGATCTTTGCCGTCACAAGTGGAACGCCGCCCGAAAAAACATCCGCGTCATATTCCATCCGCACATAAAGACAGGCTATTCCCCGCCCTCTAAACCCGCTCGGGAAGCTAGGGCCACTAAACCCAGACAGGTTATCTATTGTGCTTTTGACGTTTTGACTGCTTGATCCCGTAAACTTTTGAACATAAACCTTACTGTTCCAGTCTCCGCTAGTGACATATCCATTTGAAAGCGTCACCACTTCGTCATTTAGGAATATATCACCAATAGAATTTACCTCATGACCCGCAAGCGTGATGATCATGTGCATGTATTTATTGCTGTCTGTTACTTCTAAATATGTTTTTATGCCGCCCTTACGGGTTTCTCCATAAATAATTTCAAAGTCAGCGATTGCGTCAATGTTATTACTAAGTCCAGACCCCCCGCCTAGCTTTGGGATTTTAGGCTTGGGCATTAAGGCGGACGCCACAACCGCAGAAACACCCATATAAACCAGACCACCGATAACCAGTTGAGTTGCCGTAACTGCAGCGGCAGTGGTGGAAAACAGATATGCAGCGGTTGAAACAGCCATTAGATTAGTACCTTCGAATAAACATTCTCTATGTGACTATACCCTAATCTCTGCAATAATACATCAAAGGGCTTGTGCGTTTTTGTGTTTACCATAAGAAGGGCCACGCCGTCATCTGATAAACACTTCTCGGCAAACTTCATAAGCCGCCAACCCGCAAGCCCTTTTCGATAGTCGGGGTGAAGGAATAAAACGTCATTGTGTGCGAATGTGTGGTCCTTGTAGTGCAGTGATTGGTTCACAAGGCACACAAAGTAACCGACAAGCTGACCGTCATTCCTCGCCGTAAATATCTTAAGCTGCCCGCTCTTCTCCGCTTCCTCGTATCGGTCCCAATCGGGGTTTAACTTAATCTTGCTTTGATTGAGGGCTATATCTCGCCAGTGCAATTCTAAAAGCTTTTGGATCTCAATATAGACTGCCGCAAGAAATTCTTGCTGATAGGTCAATCACTTTTCCCCCAGTTTAGCTTTTTGTCTTGCAGGTCTTGAACAGCGGAAAAAAAGGTATCTCCAGAATAAAGGCCATCTTGCACCTCTTCCGTATATCGGAACGGGCGTATCCTATCTAAATCTATCAGACGGCTTTCAAGCTTGACCTCTATGGTTGAGCTATCGGTGTTATCTTTAATAGATAGCTGATCCATATATCCCGCGAATATCTGCGTTAGGTTTGAGTTTCCCTTGATCCCAAAGTAAACCGTAGCCTCTCTGCCGTGGTATTCATAATCAAGAGCCGCCGTCACAAGCGCAGAGGGAACGCCCATAAGGGTTAAGGTTATTCCCGTGGCCTTAAGGTCCGAAACCTCTTCAAGCCCCGAGACTGATAGTAGGTTCCCCGTTCCAATGTATGTATTCGAGTTAAGCGTCTTATCGCCTATGCCCGTCCAGTATCTAACTATGTATGACTGGTTTGTCGTGCCGTTATAAAAATCAAGCTCCACCGCATAGAAAAGGCTTACCTCATCCTGCAATAGAGCCGTTAGAACTGTGCTATTTACCGTTCTGGGCATATCCGCAACCTATGTTTCCTTGCGCGGTCTGCCCCGTTTTTTAGGTGCAGCCTTTGTTTCTTCTACCGCCGCATTGCCTTGAGTTTCCATTGCCGCGCCGCGATCAATCATATTCTGCGCGAGCTTTTTTTGCCACGGCTTATCTAAGGGAAGAACCTCGCCAGCCATGTATTTTCTTGCACTTGTGCCGTCAGCATTATCCTCACCAACTACACTGTGTATCATTACAACCTGTTTCATTTATCCACCTTATTGAGAGAGGGAGGAAAGTGGATCAAACCCCCCTCCCCCGTTATTCTTACGAAGTTGCGTGTTTCAGAACGCGCATAGCTTCCGCTAGAACAACCTCGCCGCCGACACGTTTGCGAGCCAGATAGCGCACTAAGCCTGTTGAGGCTTGGCTATATGGGTCACGCAAGACTGACAAAGCCACACGATCAACGATCATATACCCACGGCGGAAGTCACCGATGAGAACAGACTTAGCACCAGAGGCCGCGTTCGCTACATCAGGGGCTTCCACATATGGAATGCCGATGATTGTGTTGGGCGCACCCGACTGACCAGAGAAGCCCGTCTGGAAGATATACTGTCCAGCGGTATCCTTTAGCTTACGGATAATGCCCAAAGTCGCACGATTAAACATCATTGTAGCGTTAGCCGCATACTCTGATTTCAAGCCGTGTACCAAGTCCATCAGGTTATCAGTAGTGATAGCCGCCGATGCCGCACCAGTAGCGGTGTGAGCAACTACGTTACCGTTTGTGATACCGACTGGCTTGTTCGTGCCATTACCAACGATAAACGCATTTCCTTCACCCTTTGCAAATTGCTCTGCAAATTCCTGATTCATCTCGGCTTCCATGTCGAAAGCTGAATCCTCAAGTAGCTGGCTAGAAATGTCCACCATTGCATACTGCTCGTGAGTAGCAATGGTTTTCAAGGCTGTTGTATAGCCAGTGGTTTCGGAACGTGTGCCTGTTTCCGCCGTCCACGCTGCCGCAAAATTTGCGGTTTTCTGTGGGATCTCAATTTCTTTTGAGGTTGTTTGGCGAATACGCGCAACCGCACGAACAGGAGAGATTTCGGTAACGATCTTGATAATCTCGGCCACATATTCTTCTGGTGCCAAGTTACCCGCCGTTGCTGCGGTCCCTACTGTCAAGGCCTTGGTTTCTTCCGCGTCCAAGCCTTCGTTGCCTTTACGCATGAATTTATCCCATGCCTTCATAGCAAAATCGATCTGCTTGCCTTCGACGCCCGCGCTTGGACGTTTTAGCATTGTTTCGATGCTATCAAGTTTTTCGGCAAAACCTTCTGCGGCTTTTTCTTGCAGCACAAGTTTCTGGTTTACGTTTTCATAGCGGTCTAAGTCCGCCTCGATTTTTGCGAGCTTGCTTTCCACTAACGGGTCTGCTTCGCCCTTTTTCTCAACCTCTGAAAGACGCTTGTCATTGGTAGCTTTAAATTCTTCTAAAGCACCGTTCAGCCCTTCCAGATAAGTTTTGATCTCACTCGTTTCCATGAGATGCCCTTTCTGTAATTTAGGATTTTAGGATATTGGCAAGACGATCTAACTCGCTCACCAGTTCAGAAGGCATTTCCTGAGTGTCAGCATCCCGCTGTTCCAGTGCCTTTGCTACGGCAGACGCCGCAACTTTCGCCTCGCTTCTAGAAAGGTCCGCTGCGTCCCGCAGTACCTCTTCCCATTCGCGGACGGTTTTCTCCGTCTTAACCGCTGAAACCCTAGCTTTGGGATTCATTGGAAAAGTCACGGCAGAAATCTCCATAAGGTCAACAGACTTTAAATATCTGCGCTTGCCCTTATCGTCGTAGTCGTACCCCTTCGGGTCAACTCTGTAACCGATAGAAAGCCCATCTATGGCCCCCATCTTCATTAGTTCGTAAACCTCACGGCCTCGCTGCGTTCCCATAGCAAGCCGCCCCTTAACCTTTAGGCCTCGGCGGTCCTCTATGATTTCGTCGAACACTCCGATAGGCTCGTCTGCTCTATGCTGATACAGCATCTTGACTGCCTTTGCGCCCTTTTTACCGATGGATTTAGCAAAAGCGCCCTCGACCACAACGTCATTTCCCAGATCTTTGTTGCCAAAGATTGACCCGTATCCGCTAAATTCGCCCTTTTCCTCGCTATCGTCTAGCGCCTTAATGTCGAACTGTACGTCTAGGGTTTCGTCCTTAAACTCTAAATCATCGCTCATGCTGCATCCTTCTGGTTCCGCAATAGCGGTATCGTATTGTGCTGTTTAAACTGCAGACAATCTAACATACGCAAAGAAATTTTAAAATAGTTGATTTTTTTCTGATTTAGCTGTTGACAAGCGTCAACGTATGCCCCATATTGGGGATATAAAGAAACACACCAACGGAGAAAATAAAATGAGAATCAAGTTCCGCCCTAACGTTACAGACCTTCAAGACCTTTACAAAAAAGTCTACGGTGAACTTCCCGCTAAGAACCTTCAACTTAACTTTATGCGCTTCGATGACGAAACCAAAACAAAATGTCTCGACGCATTGCGGGAAATGCTAGCGGAGAAACGCGCCGCATACAAAGCAGGATAAGGGGAAAAGATGTATCAGCTTAGAAAAGTAAACTTAAATCTAACATCTCAAGAGAAAGCGGTTATTCGCTTAAACGGAAGAGAGCCAATGGAAGGAGATATTTGGTCAACACATAAAACGCTCAGAGAGGCGCTTAGATTTAAAAGATTTTATATGGGAGACAAAAACTACATTTTCCGCATTCGCCGCGTAGAGGATTGAAACTTAGAGGGCCGCTTTTTAGCGGCCTTTATATTTCCCTATCTACCAATCCCTCAACATAAAGTTGACCAACCGATGCCAGAGCAGCAGCCGCATCGTCCGCATCTATATCAACGATCAAATCGAAAAGCTCTTCTTGATCGCTATCAGAAAGCTTTGTGCTTGTGTTTAGCAGCTCTCTAACTCTATCCGACTTCTTAGCCATTACTTCCCCCTCTCTTGCAGAATGTCCTCAATGATTTCGATAATCTCAGGGTGCAAATCCTCTGCCTTGTCCATCATATACATTGCATAGCTCTCTGCAAAGTATTCTCTATAGTTTGTCATTGCGTACCGACTAGGCGCGTAGGATTCCAGATTGTTTTTTGAGTTCTTCCGAAAGAAGCTGTCTAGCCTTTTCTCTAACGGAGACTGCCCAACGCTATAATAGTCAGTAAGCTTATATGTCTGGTGAACATGGTGGGCAAATTCGTGATACATTAAGACCCTTGTCTTATCTAATCCATCAGGGAAATATTCTTTCGTTGACCACGGCGCTTCGCTAAAATCATCGCCCCTTTGATAAGTTGTAAGGCCGCCGCCCCTACTTATTAGCTCCTTAGATAGGGAATATTCTTCTACCAGTGCGTTAAACTTTTTCTGCTCTTTAATTAAATCCCTAAACAATTCGTCCTCAACGTCAGGGTCATAGTCAGGCGCGTCCCTTCTCTCTTTGTATTGATAAAACTTGTTTCTTGCTGCCTTATAAACCGCTCTCTGCCTGTCTTGCGCTTCTAGGATTTCAGGAACGGTTTTAAAGTCTGAGCTAGACAGAGAAGCGTATCCATTAATAGCCTTCTTATTAAGGGCCATTACGCCGCCGCCTTGGTTCCCGTTGGCAGTGCTTCTTCCTACGGTCTTATAGCCCCTTATCCTAGACAAACCTAGCCAGTCCGCCATAGCGTCAAGCTCTTTACTACCTTGGTTTACATAAGCCACACTGGTCTTTTCAAACCCGCTCAAAGAAACTCTGCCATTGTCCTTTTCATTTCTGCTCTGCCAGTACCCGACAAACGGCCCGTCATCATTGTCTCTGTAGATATTATCTTTATTTGCTATCTCTACATCGTTCTGCATTTCCTTGAGCGCATCCATTCTTCGCGGGATAACAAGACTAGCAGCATTGATAGCTTTGTCTCGTGGCCTAAAGAATTTTTCAACGCTAGGCTTTGGATCATCAACGACCGCTCCACCCTCTACTGGGGCGACAGATGGCTTCAAGTCATCGAACAGTTCATCGTCATCCGTGAAGTAAACCGCAATACAGCGACAGTTGACGTTGTTAGAAGCGCCCCCACTACCATCGTGAGGGTATGACATCTGTATCTCAACGCCCTTGTCTCGAATGATAAAAGGCTCATCAACCAAAACCTCTTGACCATTGGCGGCTGCATGGCTTGGCCTTGTGCGTCCATCCCCCACGCTAACCCAGCGCTTCTTTTGGTTAGGTAGATTTAGCTGCCTTGTCGCCTCATCCGTTGCATAACTAGCCGCGGCATGGGTTTCTGTCCTCGCAATCGTGGCGGATCTTGCCCGACCAATCGCGCCAGACGTTCTATCCCTTATAAACTTTGCAGTCTCATCAACACCAAGCCCGTCCCCTTGTGCCGTCTGAATTGCCTTCCGAATGTGGAACCTTGTAGTTTCCTCAACCGCCGTAACCATCCGCGTTCCATGCCGCCGCATATACAGATCAAATAACTCGTAAAAGCTTCTGTCTTGCTTCTGTGGTCGATTGTCAAAAACCCGATTGGCAAAGGTATCTATCACGGTTCGATATTGCTGCGAGAAAACGGCGTTAAGCTCATCTCCTAGATCACCAATCGCCGCGAGAGGGTTTACGCCCTCAGTGAACGCCTGTGCGGCTCTACGGCCCGTTTTAGCAAATAAAGTGTTGAGCTTTTGCGCCATCCCGCGCTCAAAGCGCAGAATAACACGGTTTACCTCGCGCACTTCCTTCTGAATAGATATGCGGCTCCGATTTGCAGCCTTGATAAATACGGGAAGAGGCACACTATTCAGCCGCTATGTCAGAAGATTTCTTTGCTTTTAGTGGGTGGCCCTCGGGCAGAAGGTCAGTGTCAAACTTTCCACTCTTAAATCTACCTGTACGAACAGCCCGCAAGAACGCATTTACTCTAGCATATGCCCACTGATCAGGGCTATTCACGCTCGGCCTTACAGATTGTGGGTTTGTATTATACGCCCCAACGCCTCGACGGAATACAGCCTCAAGCATTCTCTGCGTAACCTTCTTGCCCTTCTTGTCGCCGTGCTTCTCGTTATGCTCTTTGACCTTCTCGGCTAGACCTTTCTTGACCGCCTCGGATATAGGGGCTTTGTCCTCGGTTGTGGCCCACTGACCAGATTGGAACATCACGACCGACTCAGACTTGTCGCGCTCCTTATCAAGCTCTTTCGTTTTACGGTTTGCCCATGACTGACCTTCGTCCCCGCCCCAGCCTAGCCATGCGATTAAACCCGCGCTAGGCCATCCTTCCTCACCACGGCGGAAACCTTGCGCCCGCTTGTCTACCTCATGGCGGGCAAAAAAGCTTTTCATACGGCGCACTGTGTCGGGCGATAGTCTTTCCTTGTTGATAAGCTGATTGGCCCTAGCGACCCCCACGCGGGTCATACCTCGGTTATTATATTCCTTGCGAAGATCTAACGCTCTCTGCGCATTCCGCGCCATCGCATCAGTCGGAACGGTGTTCACATCACTCTCGGCCTTACCGTCAATTTCAAAGTCATCTTCTACAATGTCGTTGACCTTAACGCCCATAGCGTCCGCGATTATTTCCAATATCTCTCTGCTTGGGGCTAATTTGTCTGATTCAGATTTGCCTCGTGATCTCATGTCTCGGGGCTTAACGTATCTATCCGCCTCTTTTTGAACCCGCTCATACTCCCCGTGCGTATCGCATGGCATAAAGACAACGGTTCCGTCCACATTGTGCTGATGCGTACCCGTGCATCCTATTTCTTCGGCGCGGGCGCTGGCTTCTTCTCTTGTGGTGTAGGTGTCGGTTCCGACCTTTGACTTGCCTTCAAAATCACCGTAGGCGTCTTTTCCTGCTTCGTCTGGATCTTGGCCTTCATCTTGAGCCACATCAGGCCCCCCGAGAGGGAAGAGGTTAGCCGCGATAAATACTTCATCACCGCCCGAAATGGGTTCAAGACCCAACCTTTCACGCGCTTCATTGCGGCTAATGATGCCGTCCCTAACCGCTGCAGTAACATTCTCATAAATTCTTCTCCTACGCTCTGTCATCGCAGGGATGCTGTCGATGTCGTAAGTTATAGATATATCATCACCAAACGCTGGCGCTATCCATTCGTTTAGATCGCTTTCGATCCGCTTTGCTAAGGGAATGATTGTTTCCTCGTATAGAGCAAGCCGCGCCTCTTGGACGTTTGCATAAGTCTGCGCGTCTGGAATGCCGATAAGCTGAGACGGAACGCCAAAGCAAAGCGCAATATCCTTTGCAGTCATGTTTGCTTGGCTATTAAAATCCATATCTCGCGGGGACATTCCCATTTCTTGCCATGAGAAATCACCCTCAAGCAGCATAGGCTTGCCCGCATTGTTCACGCCTTGGAAACGATTGTTAAGATCGCTTGATAACTGCTCCCTCTGGCCGTCTGATAGCATTGTCCGCATTCCCGCATCGTCGGCGGGTTTAAACACTATCGCGCCAGACGGACGCGCTCCGTTAGCCAGAAGCGCAATATTGTGCTTGGCAATCATGTTGTGCTGATCTACATCCATAGCTGCGGCAGTTAGTGGCGATAGACCCATGTAATCGTCCAAGGGGTTCCACAATTTAAAGTGTTTCACCTCTGCCGCACCACTAACTGGATCGGCGGGATATGTTTTAACGACTTGATTGTTTATCTTGTACTTGTAGGCTTTTGGGATAGCGGTTTCGCTTGGCTCTATTTCGATCCTATCAGGCCGCAATATATAAAGCTCATTAGGAACCCCGCCAATATCAGACGTTAAGGCGTAGCTATTTCCAGACAATAACAGATAGCTATAGAGGCTTTGGAAGTATTCCACCCCCGCCTGTAATGGATTTGGCCTTTCTAGCAAAGATATAAGAGGGTGTGCATCTAGCTTTATGTCCCCCTGATATACGCAGAACGGAATAGACGCCGCCCCGTTTGCAATCTCATTGACGCAACGAAAAACAATAGCGTTCTCTTTGTAGCCCTCTTTTGCATAGCTCTTGAAGTTGTCGCGCTTGCCTTGGCTATATGTTGGCCCGCTTATGTGAACCTGTGGTGCTTCTTTTGTCGAAACGCTTGGGGACAAGAACGCCGCAAACCTCTGTCTTAGTGTTGCCATTAGCTTACTCTCCAAACTGCTTGACCAGATGATCTTGAGAGTTCCGTAAGCGCCCAAACAAGGGCGTCCAATCGGTCAGGTGACTTGCCAGTAGTGGGAGTGTAACTTGTCATCTGTTCCTCAAGCTCTTTCAATTTTCCAACGTGCTTTACTTTACCCTGTTCATATAAGGCCGCTATAGGCTCCGCCCTAACTATCTTACCACGCGAAGCCCTCACCGCAGTATATGGTGCAGACCTATCAATAGTTCTTATCACTTTTTCGACCAGATCGCCACCATTGTTTACCTCTGCAATGATCCTGTCCCCCTCGTATTCATCCAAAAGAGCGCAAGCTTTTCTCGCCCAAGCGTCAGGACTTCCCCGCATTGTCGCGTCCGCCCTAACATAATACTGCCCATCCTCGCCAAGGCTTGCCACGATTATCCCCGTTTCATCGCTTTCAGAATGACTGGTGACGGCAGGGTCAATAGCCACAACGGTTCTAACATATTGCGGCTGCTCCTCTAGGCTGCACTTGGTCCCCTCTAGCATTGAATAGGTCCACAATGCCCCCTCAAGGTCATCAAGAACCTCTGCATAAAGCTCCTGTCGCCCTAGCCTTGTCCCCTCGTATTTCTCTTTTAGCTGCGCCACCGCTGCGGGCGCTAGGTTTGCTGCGTTTTCAAATGTGCTGCCCCGAGTAATGACCACTCCGCCTTTGCGCTTGATCAATCCCCTAATGATTGGCGTAGGCTTTGGCGTTGTTGTGATAACACATTGAGGGTTTTCCCCTAGTCGCAAACCAAACATCAACTGGTCAAAGGTTTCGGGGTACTGCCATGCAGCTATTTCGTCACACCAAGCGCGGTGGAATTGCGGCCCGCGCAATCTGTCAGGCTCCGTTGCAGAGAACCCCATGATCTTAGACCCATTGTATAGATTTATCTCTGACGCCGTAGCGTTATAACCTCGACCAGTACCGCCCATCAAACATTCACGGGGTAGAAACTTAAGGATGCCAGAAACGCCACCGAATGCAGTTCTTCGAATATCTCCAAAGGTAGGGGTGACAACCGCAACCTGAACCTCTGGGTTCCTCAAGGCGTAGAATATAACGTCCATTGCGCCCGTGCGTGTCTTACCCCAACCACGCCCCGCAAGAATAAGCCAGACTTGCCAGTCCCCATAGATGTCCTTTGGCGGGGTATATTGACTGTCTCGGGCAGTCTTTAACCACTCATTGTATAGTGTGCCTGTAGCGTGATGACCTTGCCGTGGCAAGTTCGTCAAGTTGTTCCATAACTTCTCGGAAGGCTTCGGGGTTGCTAACATCTGCACTTACCTTGCTTATCTCTTGGGCCTGACCTAACGCAAGCTTTCCAACCTTTTGCGCGTTTATCGTAATAACAGAAAGCTCTCTTAGCTCATCCGTTCTAAGCTCAAAGTTTACCTGTTCACTAAATGCGTCCTGTAGCGTTTGTCCTACCTTGGAGAGCATAGCCTGTGCAAGTTGCAACGCGGTATCGTCTAAACGCTTCCCGCTCTCTACAAGCCTATTTAGGCGCTCT